GTAACCAAAAGCGTTTTGAGTCAACGGTAACATCGGTTACACTTTGCCTCCCATGGACGTTCAGCCGAAGTCCAATGGGACCCCGGAAGAACGGCGCGCCTATCGACGGCAGTACATGCGCCATTACCGTGCGAAAAAGCGCGGCAAAGTCTACCCGCCTCCGCCGAAGCCGCCAGTGCCGGACACGCAGGCACCGGTCACCCTGGCGGACCTCCCGAGCGCCTTTGAATGGATCGAGGCGAACCTGCGCGTCCCGACCGGGCCGCTCGCGTCGAAGCCGTTCCGAATCGAGCCGTGGCAGCGCGAGTGGTTGGTCGGCGCATTCGGCTCGGAGGTTCGCGAAGCCGGGATGAGCGTCGCGCGCAAGAACGGCAAATCGGGATTCATCGCGGCCGTGCTGCTGTGTTTCCTGGAAGGGCCGCTCAACCGCGCCGACTGGCGCGCGATCGTCGGCAGCATGACCGGCCTGCTGGCGGCCGAACTGCGCGATGCGCTGCTCGAAACCGCGAAGGCCAGCGGCATCGAACTGCGCCTCAAGAAAGCGCCGCCGCCGGGCGTGGTGACCGGCCGGCGCAATGCGCGGGTCAGCTTCCTCGCCACGGACAAGGGCACCGGCCATGCGGTCGGCGCGGACCTCGCGCTGATCGACGAAGCCGGGCTCATGCCGGAGGCGCAACGTGCGGTCTGGAATGCGCTGTTTACGTCCGTGAGCGGCCGTGACGGTCGGTTCTGGTGCATTTCGATTCAAGGCACCGGACCGATGTTCCAGGAAATGGAGGCGCGCGACGGCTCGCCGAAGGTGTTCTGGCGCAAGTGGACGGCACCGACGGATTGCGAGCTCGACGACGAAGCCGCGTGGCACGCCGCGAATCCGGGGCTGGCCGGGGGGATCAAGTCGATTTCGTACATGCGAGACGCCGCCGAGCGCGCCATCGTCGCCGCCGGCAACGAAATGCACTTCCGCGCCTACGACCTCAATCAGCCGGTCGATGCGGAACGGCGGGTCATCGTCCAGGTGCGGGACTACAAGAAATGCCTCGCCGACGATCCGCCGAAGCTCGAAGGCGACGTGATTCTCGGCATCGACCTGGGCGCGACGGTGAGCATGACCTGCGCGGTCGCGCTGTCGCTCAAGACGCGCACGCTGAAAGTGTGGGGCGCGTTCTCCGATGATCCGCCGCTCTCGACGCGGGCGCGGGTGGACCGCATGGGCTCGCTCTACGACCGGATGGTCCGCGAGGGCGAGTTGAAGCTCTATCCGGGCCGCACGACGCCGGTCGCGCCGTTCCTGGCCGATGTCTTCGGCGAGCTCATGGCCGCACGCTGCCGCGTCATCGCCATCGGCTGCGACCGGCACCGGCGCGCCGAGGCCGAGCAATCGTTCCTCGACGCCGGGTTGCCGCGCGTCCGCGTGCACTGGCGTGGGCAGGGCGCGGCGGTCAATGCGCACGGCTCGCATGACGTAAGGGCATTTCAGCGGGCGATCCTCGACCGGACGCTGAAATTGAAGGCATCCACGATGCTCGAATCCGCCATCGCGTCGAGCGTGCTGCGATTCGATAACGCCGGCAATCCGGCGCTCGATAAGGCTGCGAACAACGCGCGGATCGACGCGCTGAGCGCCGCCGTCATCGCCTGCGGGATCGCCGAGGGCATCAACGATGCGCCGCTGTTGAGGGTCAGCGTGGTATGAGCCGTATCAGCGGTCGATGTACCGCTCTTTCATCGGGCAGTCGGGGAGCTTGCACTGCCGGACCAACTATTCGCGCTTTTTGGCACGGCCGGCCTTGTTCGCGTCGGATCGGGACCAATAACCGATGCCATTGGAGGCGAAAAAACGCACCGGGCCGCGCTTTCGGTCGCGAGCGCCGGCTTGGTACAGGTGATAGTGCGTTCGCGCTTCCACGTGAACAATTGTGCACTTCAATCGGCGAAAAGCAATGAGCCCGAAGCTCGGTACGTCGTGGGCGCGGATCCGCGCGAGAATCCTCGATCGGGACGATTATCGGTGTGTCCGCTGCGGCCGGCGCGGTGACCTGGAAGTCGATCACATCATTGGCCGCGAGCATGGCCGCGACGATTCGGCCGAGAACCTGCAAACGCTCTGCCGGGGTTGTCATATCCAAAAAACGCGGGATGAGCGCGGCCGCAATGCGGTGCTCGGTCAGTCCGATTGGGAGCGGGAGCTCGGCGCGTGAGGTTCGATACTCTCATCGAATTCATTGATGTTGCGCCGGCCGCGCAGGGGGTCATCGCGTGGAAAGATACCAATAATGCCGTTTTCACCGTCACTGCGCGCCCGGCACGCGGCGCGATATCGCCGCTAAGCCCTACGAACGAATGGAGCCTGAGTGCCGTCCGGGACGGTTCGGAAGTGAAAATAACGGCGACGTACCCAGCCGGTAGTGTTCTGCGGATCAACGGCGTCATCACTACATTCCGGGGCGCGACGTGGGCGGATGCCATCGTTGCCAATGTGATCCTAGATACCAAAATTGCCTTCCATATCGATGAGGAACCTTACAAGGCGGACCTGATTGGGACGACCGGCGGCGCGGGCGCGGTGCGTAAGGTATGGGGCGAACTGTTGACCGAGTTGACCAGCGAAACGATAGGCACCGTCAATGGCGCGCCGGCCGTCCAAACCGTTCAGGAGCGCCGCTATCGCGTACGCCGGCTGCCGGATGCGCTCGGACTCGTGGGCGATACCATGGTCATCGACGGGCGCAATTATGCGATCACGACCGTCGATTTTGAGCGGAGCCGCCGGCGCTGGATGTTGGTGACCGGCCGCCGCGTGCTCGCGGGAGGCTAATCGCGTGGCAATTTCGACTCTCGCGCTCAGGCTGGTATTCCGGCTGATCGGCTACGCGGCCGGCGCCGGCTACCAATTCGTACGGCGGCAATGGGGGCGCAGCCGGCTCTATCGCCGCCGTCGCAACGCGCCTGGCGCGCACTTCGATATTACGGCCTGCGGGATCGACGCCACGGCAGCGGCGGTTCAGACCGCCCGCATTGCGCTGCTGACCGGCGTCCCGCGCGACACGGGCCGGCTGGAACGGAGCCTTCAGGTCGTTGTGAACGCCGATGGCATCGATATTCAAATGGCGTTTTACGGGTACATCCTGAATTCGAGCTACCGCAGCCGCTACAACGGCTGGTTGGATCAGGTTTATGAACAGGCGGAGGCGGCTTATGCCAACGCCTATTGGGTCTGTAGTTTGTCACTTCGCTAGGGAGTCGTTGATGTCTGAAACTTTACGCGCCGCACTGGAGCGGCAAATCGAAGCCCGGCAGGCGCTCAACGCGCTTGCCGACGATGCCAGCACGGAAGACCGCGAGGCCGCGATCGCCGCACTCAATGCGGCGGATCAGGCGGTTGTCGAGGCGCTGGCCGCCGAAGGCGAGGGAAGCACCGCTCCGGCCGAACTTCGGGATCGCATTTCGCTCGGCCGCTACCTTGTCGGAATCGCCGAGCAGCGCGTGCTCGACGGCGCGGAAGGCGAGCTTCGGCAGGAGTTGAACCTGTCCGATCAGGCCATCCCGCTTGAAGCGATGCTGCCGACGGCCGAGGAACGCGCCGATGCGGTGTCGCCGCAGGATTCCGGCGGCGATCCGCTGCCGTCCGGGACGATCAACCTCACGACCGGGCCGATGCTGACGCGCGTGTTCACGCGCACCGACAGCGCGTTCCTGGGCGTCGCGATGCCGGCGGTTCCGGCCGGCGAGCGCCGCTACCCGGTGATGGTGGACGGCACCACGGCGGCGATGCAGGCGCGCGGCGCGGAACCGGACGCCGGCGCGGCGAAGTTCAGCGTCGTGGACGCGAACCCGCACCGGCTGACCGGCCGCTATGTGCTCGACCTGGAAGGCGTCGCCGAGATGGGCGGACTGCTCGAATCGACGCTGCGCGCGGACCTGCGCCGCGAGATGGGATTCCAGCTTGACTCGCAGATTCTGCTTGGCTCCGGCGCGGCGAATCAGGTGAGCGGGCTGCTCAACCAGTTGACGCTGCAGGCGTCGCCGGGAATCACGTTCGCGGCGAACGATCCGGCGCTCATCACGTGGGACCTCGCGCGCCAACTGGTCTATGGCTCGCTCGACGGCAAGTACGCACGCACCGAGGGCGATATCCGGCTCTTGATCGGCGGCGACAGCTACAACTTCCTGCGCACGCTGTACCGCAACGCGAACGCCGCGGACGCGAACGATGCCATCGGCGCGATTCGCGCGCTCGGCGCAATGCTCGCGCGGTCGTTCCAGATTCCCGGGCCGGCGGTCGCCACGGTCTCGCCGAAGACTGCGAAAAGCTCCAAGAAGGTGCAGAGCGCGTTATTCAACGCGGAGCCCGGCGCGGCCGTCGCGCCAGTCTGGCAGGGCATTACGATGATTCGCGATCCGTATACCGAAGCCGGCAAGGCGCAGGTGATCCTGACCGCGCACATGCTGTTCGATTTCGTCATGCGGCGAAAGGACGGCTGGAAGCGCTACGCGATTCGAACAGAGGCGTAACGATGCCGATTTTCGGGCGCATCCCGGCGAACCGGACCCTGGCCTGCGACTGCATGGGCGGCGCATGCGACAGCGTCCGGTTCGAGCCGGGCGCGCTCGAAATACCGCAGGACATGCTCGCAATCACGGGTCGCGCGGATCAGGTGGCGGCATCGCGGCGCGCCGGTTCGCTGCGCATCGAGCGCCGCGCCGGCGGTATCGATTGGATCATCGAAGACGATGCGCCGCTCACGCCGGCGCTGGAGAACCTGCGGGCGTTGCTGGCCGCGCGGACCGCCATTTACGGGCGTCCGCTCATCGATGATGCTGGATCGCTTTTCGACGATGATGGTCCGACGCGGGTCTATTCGGCGGCGACGATCCGCGCATTGCTCATCAAGCCCATCATCGATGCCGAGCGCGCGATGGGCTGGGAACCGATTAGGGAGGACCTTATGGAGGAATTTCGATTTTGCGAATTCCGGGCAATGGATGATGGGCTTGTCGGCACCGTCATACGGTACGGGAACGAAGCGCGCTTCGGCGATTTCACGGAAGTTTTCGAGCCGGGCGCGTTACAGTACGACGACGTGATCGTCAATCTTCAACACGACCGCGCGCGGCCAGTCGCGCGCACGGGGGCCGGCCTCGAACTGCGCGATAACGCGGCGAGCCTCGAAGCGCGGATCGTGCTGCCGGATACTTCCTATGCGCGCGAAGCGAGGGAACTGGTCGCTGCCCGCATCCTGCGCGGTTTCAGCATGGAATTCCGGGCAATGGATGAGCAATGGGAGGGCAGTCGCCGCACCGTGCGCGCCGCGCGATTGCTTGGCATCGGAATCGTAGACCGGCCGGCTTATTCCGACAGCCGCATCGCGCGGCGGTTCGAGATGGCGCACGCGCCGCGGCCGACCATGCGCTATTGGTACTGATGGCCGTCACGATTACATTGGCGGACCTCATTGTCGCGATCCGCGCGGGCGGCGATGTGGACGCCATCGATCCGGCCGTCGAGGCCGTCGTGAAGCACCTTTCCGACGGCGCGCAGGCGGTCATCGAGGACTATGCGCCGAACGCGCCGGAGGGCGTTCAGAACGCCGCGCAGATTCGCCTGGTCGGGTGGCTGTACGATTCCGACATCGAACGGCCGCGCTCCGGCAGCGCGCTGCGCAGTTCCGGCGCAGAATCTCTGCTGGCGCATTTCCGAATACATCGCGCGGGTGTCCTCGGCGGGACTGCCGTCGCGCCGGTCCTGCCGGCGGCGGGGCTCCCGCCGCTGCCGAGCGGCGATAGCGACTACATCCTCACAGGCCGGCAAGGAGTATTGAAATGGGTCGAATTTCCATTGCCATAGGGGGCGCGCTCGCCGCGCTCGCGCTTGGCGTCATCGCGCAGACCGCGCCGGAGCGAATCTACGGGATCGCCGATGGCAGCGTCGAGCTTTTCACGCCGACGCAGGTCGTCGCCGCCGGCGGCGGCGCGGGCTCGACATTGCCGCACGCTTCATCGGTCGGTCAGCACTTGTCGAGCACCAACACGATCGGGGGCGTGACGTGGGTGAATCCGCCAGCGGGGCCCCGCGCGTTCGGCTCGGCCGCGCCCGTGGTTCCCGTCGCGAACGGCAATGCCGGGACCGCGACGACCGTTTCCCGAAGCGATCACGCGCATCCGCCATCGCCGCAAATCGCATCGACCCTGATGTCGCTCGCCGGGCTCACCGATGAAGTAGAGGCAGTCACCGGCCCGGCGAACATGACCGCCGACGTGGGGATGGTCTACACGGTCACGCAATGCCCGGAGGGCACAACCGGAAATTGCGAGACGGCGTTTCGTGCGGGCGGCGGCGGCGGCGGTACGACGCTGCCGGATGCCTCATCGGTCGGTCAGCATCTATCGAGTACGAACACTTCCGGGGGCATAACGTGGGTCAACCCCCCGATCGGGCTGCCATCCGGCGCGGCGGCCGATCAAATCCTCTCGCAGAACGCCGACAACACCGGCGCGGAGTGGATCAGTTCGACAACGGTCGTCCTTGAGGGATCGGGGGTTACAGGTACTGCGCAGGGCAATCGCCTGATCGGCTCGAATTCCGCCGGAAACGGCATCGCGCTATCCACGCCGAGCGCCGCTGTGTTGGCGGGTCTGCCGGCGCTTACGGGCCATGGTGGCCAATGTCTGAAGGCCACGACAGCGGCGACGGGTCTCGAATTCGCAAATTGCGGCGGAGCTTCCGGCGGCGCGCTCTCAATGACACGGCTGACGCAGACGGCCAGCATCACGCCGATCAGTTCGCGTTCGAACGCGACCTATACCTATACCTGGCCGAATGCAAATTGTACGGCCGTGCAGGGCGCGGCCGGCCGATTGTTGTACCTACGCGGATTTTATAGCACCACTGACGTCACGGCAGTAGTTTTCGGATGGCATTTAACGCGCTTCGATACGACGGTGAATACTGATCGCAATGACGACGCGCAATTCGCGATGCCCGATGCGCTCGAAGTAGGTGGCCAGGCCGATTTTGAGTTCCCGAGCGCCGGCGGAATGGCGAATTCGCAGCGTCGGTGCGCTGTAGTCTTCGAGAGCGCCGAAACGGCTTTTGATCATGCGCCGCTGGCACTGCAATTTGAGATATATGAGCTCACAGGCGGCGGGGGCGGCGGAGGTAGCAACCCAACGATTCCGTCGCCGACGGCAGCGGGCGCGCTCCAGCATCTGCGCGTGAACGCCGGCGGCTCGGCCTACGAGCTCGCCGCGCCGCCGATCGGCGTGCCGCCGTTTTCGGGGTCGAATTCGTTATGGCAATTGCAGGTGAATTCTGCCGGCGACGGCCTCGAATGGAGCAACATCGCCGACCGCGAAATCACCGCGCTCGACACGCGGCTCACGGCCATCGACAACCCGCGCGGCGCGAGCGCGCCGGGCGTGGGAATGGTCTATACCGTCGCCAGTTGCGCGGGCTCCGGCGCGAGCACCGTCTGCCAGGGCGGCTACCGCGATCCGCCGAGTTCGTTCCCCTACGGGAGCGATTGGGTCGATTTGGGCGGCGCGACGATCAACAACCACAACAGCGGCGCGGGCCTGTCGCTGACGATCAGCGGCACGGCGATCCATGAGGGGCTGCGCGCCACGAACCCCTACCGCCGGTTCGTGTTCCAGGCGGCCTATACCACGCAAGGGCTCTACGCGACCGCCGAGGGCGTCTTCTCCGGCATCCCGCTGGGGCAGTCCGGGCCGCAGGCGAACCAGACGGCCGACATGTTCGGCACGGTCACGGGCTTTCAGCGAACCTGCAATGCACGGATGATCGTCGGCACCGCCAGCACGACCCTCAGCACGCACAGCGGCTGCGTGCCGGGCTTCGGGCTGTCCGGCAACGTGAACCTGTTCTGGAAGCTATGGGGCGTGCGTTGAAGCTGCCCTGGCAGCGCGCGCGGCGCGAGCCGCAGACCGAGGATCGGACCTATACCGACCTCATCACGAACGCGCTCGTCCAGGCGGCGAGTTCGCCGACGGCGAATGCCTACGTCTCCGCGCTCGAAATCGCGGCCGGGCAGTTGTCGCGGGCGTTCGCGAGCGCCGCGCTCGATGGGCGCGGCACCGTCGCCTTCACGCCGGCGATGCTCGCGGCGACCGGCCGTTACCTGGTCGAGCGCGGCGAGGCCGTGTTCGGCCGCTTCGGCGACAACCTGGTTGAAGCCGTCGAATACGACCTGCCGCGCGTCGGCGGCGCATACCGGCTCACGCTGCCGGATGGCAGCCAGCGCGTGCGCGAGCCGGATCGCGTCTTCCATGCGGTCTGGAACCGCGATCCCATGACGCGGCGCGGGCTCGGGCCGCTGGCGACGGCGCAGACGCTGCGCACGCTGCTGAACCGGCTCGAAGGCGCGCTCGCGACAGAGGGCAACGCGGCCATCGGCTACCTGTTGCCGATCCCGAGCGACGGACAGGCCGGCAACGTCGAGGCGCTCAAAGCCGACCTGGCCAATCTCGAAGGCCGGATCGCTGTCGTCGAGACGGCGCGCGGCGGTTGGGGCGAGGGACCGGCCGGCGCGCCGCGCAGCGACTTCACGCTGGCGCGCATGGGGCCGCACTACCCGGCCGGCAACGTCAACCTGTTCGAACGCGCGCGGGACACCGTGCTCGCCGCATGCGGCTACCCGGTATCGCTGATCGCGGGACAGGACGGCACGGGCCAGCGAGAGGGCTGGCGCCGCTATCTGCATGGCACCGTCGCGCCGCTCGGCCGGATCGTCGAGGCCGAGGCCGCGCGGATCGGGTTGCCGGTCACGCTCGACTTCGATGCGCTGTTCGCGAGCGACATTCAAGGGCGGGCGCGGGCGTTCCAGTCGCTGATCAAGGGCGGCATGGACATCGAGCGCGCCGCGACCGTCTCTGGGCTGATTTCCGGCGATTAGAGCGCGCGCAGCGCAGCGGGGTTTCTAGGTATGGGTCAAGGCGAGATCGCAACGCAGCGGCCGGCGACGGAGGCCGAATTCTGGCAAATCAGCGTTAAACACGCCGGAAACGACTATTTGCTCGTTTTGGGCGCGCAACCGATTGATCGGGCGATCGAGATTCCGGTCACCGTGAATCAGGGCACCGCGCAAGCCGTCCGCGATGCCCTGGCGAAAGTTCTGGACGGCGATTGGGAGATTGAACCGATATGAACCTGCCGAAAGCTTTGAAGGATGCGCGCAAGGCCGCCCAAGAGGGCGCTCAGGCGATTGCCGAGGCCGAAGCCGTATATAAGGAGCTCGACGCCGATCCGAAGGTGCACGAGGGATTGCAGGAGGGCATCGATGCCCTGCGGAAAGCCTGGCACGCCGCCGACGATGCGATTCAGGCGCTGAAAGATTTGATTTGATGGCAGAATGAATGAAGCCGCGGCCTGTGGGGAACGCGGCTTCGAATGGTCCGTCCGGTCGGTGGAAAACGGCAGCGGACGGCCCATGATGATAGGGCTACTGTGGGATCGAGTCAAAGCCCAAACCCCAGTGCTGAGGCCGGAGGGGGGACTCGGAGCAAGGAGCGAAGCATTCCGCGCTCGAAGCAATCGGCCAGCGTGACGCGATAGCGACCGACCGACGCCATCCCCGCGCGTACTGTCCTGGAGCGATCCGGGATAGTGCGCGCTTGGCTCCGCTCCCTCCCTCTACCATCACCCTCTTGGGTGTTTCTTCCTCTTCTCTTGCCGGGCGTGAGCCCATCCTAATAGTGAGTGTGGGGCTTGTGGGTAACTCGCAGAGTTATCCACAAATCCACACGCTCTTGCTTCTTGGGGGAGCGCGAGGGGGTTCAGCCGTCGATCAATCTATCGAGGATCAGGCCGATGAGGATGAGCGTGCGCCATGCACACCATGCGAACGCGAGCGCGCCGAGAATGAGGATGAGTTCGCCTGCCACGCGCGCAGGGTAGCACGTGGGACTCTGC